GACCCACGTGAATCCTCCGACAATATCTCCGCCACTACTGTATGTGGGTCCGTTTGCCCCAAGATTTAAAGCTTTACCCGGACCTTCATACAACTGCGCTAACTCCTGTGGGCCATATACAGGCGCTTGTATTTCTCTTCCAAACTGGTCAACAGGGACGTCACCAGAGGGTGAAAAAACCTGACTGGGCTCCGATTTAACACTACCAACATAGTATTCACCGTTATTTGTATTTCTTCCTTGAAGCGCCCCCGCTACCCTATCGAAAATAGGTCTATCGTAGCCTGGCTTATAAAGGTTGTAATTTAAGTTTTTAAATAACTGAGACCTTTGACCACCACCAGTATTTTCTAAAAGTAATATTGACCCTCTTAAATTTGATTGCGAATTTAATCTAGCAAAAAATCTTCCAAGACCTGCTGCAGCATTTGCGCCAAGAAAAGCTGAGGCTAATTGTTGCCCTGTCGTTGGTATTCCACTATTGATTTGTGGGTCAAAGTAACTTCCTGGTATAACGGAGAATGGAGCATAAGCTCCAGAGATTCTATTTAACAACCCTGCTGCTGCCCCGATGATTGTTGACCCCTCGGTAATTGTAAAGTTTGGTTCTAAAAGGGGTACTCTTCCATTGATAAATGCAAGGATATCCTCCCCCCCGTTTACATTAAGGAAGTTTGCACGACCACGTGTGTTGTTTCTAATTTGCTGACCTATATTGAATTCAATCTGCCTTTTCAAGGATGTGGCACTTAGTTTCGCAAGAAAAGAATCACTAGATAACAAACCATTAGAACCCTGAGGGTCCGGATTGAGCATAATCCCAATTAGAGGATATGAAGATGGGTTAAAATTTGGGTATGGCTGGGCGTTTGTGGTGCGGCCATTATTTTGTGTTAAAATCTCAATTGAGCTAAAAAACTGTGCGGAATCCGTTAATTGGTCAGTGCTTGCGTAAGCGTTAAGGGGTTTCCATGCTGGTGCAATACCAGGAAAACCAACTTGCGCTGCGCTAAATCCTTCGTCTATTATATTGGCATCTTGAAAACCATACTCACCCTCGTTTGAGTTGGTATTATTTAAAGTACCAATAAAAGGAGTTTGCTTGTATCCACCCTCCGCACCATATTGGTTTAAAGGGTATAGTAAATTAGCAAGAATAGGTGTGTCGATTAACGTGTCATCGGTATCGACTGGGGATAAATCTCGCTGTATAGTCTCGTAGTTATAGGGGGGGCTAGGAAACTTAGGTGATTTATTATATGGCACTAAATTTCTTACCACAAGTTTTTTTCTAAAAACTTCGGAGCTAGGAAAATCTAGTGGGCTTGCCATTAATACTTTTATTTATAAATAGGAGTTATTTATTTTTTCAGAGGTTGTATTTCAGTATTGACCATACCTTTTACAATTTTGAATATTTGCGTTTGTACCTCTGGACTATTAAATATGTTAAAAATTTGTTGGTCTGTTAGATTCGATGGTGACTCAACTTTAATATTAATATCCCCCATAAGCTCTACTTGTCCACTAACTGTTGCCTGTCCGCTTTCTCTTTGTTGTTTTGTATAGGAATCAAAACTACTCATTTTTCCTTCTTGGCTGCTGACAACACCCAGTTTCTTGAATCTTTCTTCACCATCTACCATTCCTTGGAAGCTGGTGAGTACCTTTTGAATTCTATCAGCTAACTTTAAATCCGCCGTACCACTGTCAATACTTTCTCTTAAGGCATTTTTTATATCTTCCATACTACCTGTTCCCTTGAGGTAATTGTCGGCAGCATTTTTTAATGTGTCACCAGCGGATTCAAAAGCTTGTCTAAATTCTTTTGTTGAAGGGATTGCCTCGGGCCCATATGCTTCTTTGGCAAAATTATCAAAACCATCTCTTAGGCTTTCAATACCTCTTACCAAACCTGTTTGACCCGCTAGTGCATACCCTAGTCTCTTTGGTAACGCCGCAATGTCCGCCGCTATTAAAACGTCAGTATCTAATTGTGCTCTTGCTATTTCTTCCATGGTCTCAGGACGAAGGGCTTGTTGTTTTTTGATTTGTTCAAACTGAGCTTGTGTTAAATCCTCAAGCGCTTTTGTTTGTTGTTTTCCTTGTTCATCTTTAAACTCAACTTCAAATTTTCTACCCTCTCCCTTATCCTCTCCCATTTTTGCCATGTTGGCAACTAACATCTTGTCTTCTTCACTACCTTCAATACCAAATGAAATCTGGCTAAGTCTTCTATCCATGTCTGAAGCAGCAAGTGCAGTTTTAGTCATGTTTGCATAACTTAATCCTGTTTCACTTGCAATTTCTTTCAATAAACGGACAGCTCCAGGATTAATTCTGAAGTTTCCAGTGGTCTCATCTAAATATGTAAATTGCTTACTCATCTCAATAATGGAGTCCTGAAGTCCTTGTGGGTCATTGATTGATTTATCCATTAAAATAAATGGGTCAACCAAATCTCCACTTGCAACACCTAACCTTTGAAAAGCCGATGCCATTTTAATTGCGCCGTCGGGATTCATTACATCATCAGCAAACTTTGTTGTTTCATTCATGTCAAACCTCAACATTGAAGCTTGTGCCGCCATTTTACTCAAACCAATAACACCACCTTCGAAATTAAACCGGTTCATAAGTTCCATGCTACCTGCAACATCATTCATTATGGACTTTGCATTAAGGCCTATTGATTGAATATAATTTACGGATTCTTCTGTTGCTTCCGCAATATTGGACATTTCAACGCCCGCAATAGCAAAACTTTCTGTGATATCTTTAGCAGTAATACCCAAATACTCTGCGGTAGCAAATATTTCAGTGAGGGTTTCCTTTGTTGCAACCACGTTTCGCCTATAAGCTTCCCCTATACCTGCGATTGTTTCACTAACATTCGATGCTTTACCCCCTAAACGCTCAAAATCAGCAATGCTATCAGAAACAGCTGTGGAAAACTCTAAGTACCTAGTTCGAGTTTCACCAAACGAACGATTGATATCACTAATACCATCTTGAACTCTACCAATATTGCCAAGGAGGTCTGCCGACTCCCCTAAGAGTTTTTCTAATAATTTCGTACCCCTTAAATCATCTTCAGCCATGTAAGCTCTTTAATTTATAAATAGAGTTTGCATTATTTTTTCTCGTTATCCTCTACCCACTTATCAAGCATGTATTTTCGGATAAACAATGGCATATTCATAAAATCTGAATATGAAATATGGAAAAGTTTGGCCAAATAGTAGTATTCGTCAATTTGGCTTTTTCTATAATCAGAAGAAAGGGCGAAAAAAGTCTACCCCGAAGCCAATGTTAACAAACAGCTTTTCTCCTGACGGGGCAATAATAACCCGCGTCATATCTAGACGGGGTTCGTTTTCATTCATGAATTTTTTTATGTATTTGGAATCGGCTAAAGGCATTGCTTCAATAAATTTTTGAATTTCACCTTTGTCCGTAACTGCTTCGATTTCCGTAATTTCTTTTTGTAATCTCCATGTTCTCACCGGAGCAATCCTTCCGAGAGGGTAGGTGTCCGTCATATTTGAAATTTCAGTGCTTTCCCCGAAGGTTAAAGGTTTCAACTTAATATGTTTTTTTGAAATAGGAAGTTCTAATGCAAAAGTTCCATCAGGTAATGGGTCAATACCTTTTTTAATATTTAATTCATCTAACCTTTCGGTTGCTTGGAATTTTTTATTTGTTTTGGGGTCCGTCAAATTAAGCTCGATTGAAGGTCCAAACGCGGTGTTTCTTAAAAAAATTAAAATAGCCTCAATATCACCCTCTAATAATTCTTCTGGACGTACACCGGGTTCATAAATCTTAGCTCTTAGTAAGTTAAGTGTCATATCTTTTCCCCCAGCTATGAGAATGTTTTCATCATTTGCTGTGAGGTATCCTATCTTAAGGCTTGCTTTTTTATTTTTATAAAACACCCCTTGCGAAGGAAGTGGTACCACGTCGTGCGGTAGCGAAAATTGCTGTTGTGAGTAATTTAAAGTTTCTTGGTCCATAATTAAAAAACCGTAGAGTTCGGCTCTACGGTTAAATATAATATTTTAAAAAATTAATTAAATAAAAATTAGTAAATCAATACACATCTGTCCATTCTCAATGTTGTTCCAATGGTTGCAAGACCATCTTGAGAGTAGCTAAGAGTGTTGAAGTTAACGTCAGTAAGGAACGTTCCGTAAAGAATCCACTTTTCAACTACTACTCCCGTTGGGTCAAGCATTTCCAAGTCAATATCTTTCTTATATCCGGCAGCATAACCCATACGACCTGTTACTGATTCAGCATGTAAACGAACCCATTCCATAAGTGCTTGAGCTGCAGATGGACCGATTGGGTCACGAAAGGTTACAGGAATTGTTTGCCAATTGAATCTACCCGCAACGAATGTTGAAGTATTCAAAAATTGTATTTCTGTTGGGTTGATGGTGATGTGAGGTCTAGCCGTAGATTCTACGAACCACTCATTGATACCCAAAGATGATGGAAACCTTAATATAAACCTGTTTTGTCTTTTAGGTTCGTAAGGAATCGGCATTTTCATTAATAAATCCGCCATTGTGTTTTCTTATTTTTACTTTTTATCGTTTATTATAAATATACCCTTGGTTGAAAACTTTTTGTCTTTACTTTTTTTTCGAAACTGATAAAATTCCCTTATAAGTATTAAGTATTAAGTATTAAGTATTAATTATTAAATATTAATTATTATAATTTAAATTCTTTATTTTACTTCTTTCTTAATTCCTCCTTTAGTTGAATATAATTTAATAGGTTCTTTAATACTATTAAAGTAGTTCTTTATACTATAGACGTTTTTTTCGTCATCGTCTGAAAAACCAATGGTTGGTTTTTTTGGAATAAATTTATTAGCTACTCCTTTTTTTATGAAAGCACTTTTTTGAAGAGCAGAAGCCATAGCTTTTACATAATTCACAAAATTAGCCATAGCAATAACTTTAGCTTCTTCCGGATTTGCCGCCTCATTCTCTACCCCAAAACTTACTGGGTTGTATTTATTTAATTCCAAATATGACCAAATAAGGTCAGAGTCGGACATTTTTTCTTCACCAGCAAAATCCCTATACTTTTTTAAGTTTTTTACCAATTCTTTTTTTGAAATACCTTCGAAATTACTATTAATGTAATTGAATACCGCCTGTTTTAAAACTTCAGGATTATGTCCCCTAGCAGTAATAATTGCAAAGATTGACCCATTATTAATTGCTTCTTTGAAGTCTCCCCACGCTGGACCAATCTTAGCTTTCATTGCATCAATTAAAAAGTCTTTGTCTCCTTTAATACCAAAAAATCTAAAAGGATTTGGAGCATAATCCCTAATAATTTTATTTTTATAGGTAAAATCTTCTTTTCCTATTTTATTTCTGTAAGTGGCAAAATCCTCTGTAGACATTAAGATTTCGTTCCCATCTGTGTCTAAGAGAATTATTTTGGTAGGCATGTGTACCAAGTTGTCATCCCAATCAAAAGCATAATACTTTAGTTCAGGAGTGCCCGTTTTAAAGGACAAAGTTTGTTTTGTTTTCATTTTAGAAAAGACAAAAAAAGGGTGGGAAAGTAATTTCTCCCACCCCAAAGATATTAAATATTTTCGAATGACGCACCAGTTGGTGTAATCAAGAACTCAATATCGATAAATTCAAGTGCCTTAGTTGGTTTTAAATAAATTTTACCTGTAAGGGTATTTCTATCTAAATCCTCAGGAGTTGAAGAAACCGTCACTCGGAAATCATACAATCCTCTATCTCTTCTAATAGCGTCCAAGATTGGGTTTACAGAATCCAAGAATTGTTGTCTTACAATTTCGTCGTTTTGTTCGAAAAGAAGTCTTACAGCTACAGCCGAAATTAAAGTTCTAGCTTGTAGTAGCAATCTTCTAACATTCAAACGGTTAAGTGCAGTATCTCTAACTTGAAGAGTTTTATTACCCCAAATTACTGTACCAACATCCGAGAATGTTGCAATAGGATTAATTCTTCCTTGGTAGAGAGTATCTCTATCTTCTTGTGTTAACTTCAATCTAGCTTTCACGGAGTTTACAAGACCTCTAGTATAACCAGCGGAAGCAAACCATGGGAAAGAAATGTTATCCGTTAATGCAAGGTTTCTACAAACTTGACCAGTTGCTGGGATATAAATTTGAGTGTTGTTTACTGTATCTCTTTCAAGAATCCAAGGGTAGTAGGTTGCCGTGTAAGAAGAGTCGATTCCGGTTTGGTCAAGATTATCAACAGCTTCTTGTGGGTAAATAACTTCAAACTGTGAAGTTCCATCAGGAATATACATGTTGTAATCTGGAGTAGTAACGATATAAACTGCATCAGCTCTTTCATTCTCTACCATTCCTATTGCCAACTCGCAAAGATTTGAGTTATTTACATAATCAATACCTGGTGTAGCAAATACGTTGATGTTTGTTGATTCTGGGTTGTTAAAAGTGAGTTGACCAAGTAAATAAGCATAGTAGTCAGTGTTAGCAAAATCCTGAGTGTTGTTTTCAACAACAATTCTCTTGAAAGTACCATCCCCTGAAGCTGTTGGATATCGCTGAGTAGGAGTGGACCCTTGTAAGAATCCAGTAGCAACTAAAGCAAATCTGTCTTCGTTAGTTCTAAATTCTCTGTAGATGTCCCATCCATCAAAACCACCTTGGAATACACAAGTGAATTTTCTTGAGTAAATGAAGTAGTATGGGTTTTCCTGTGAAGTTGGTTCAGCATCAAAACTTGCGACA